TTCCTTTAATAACTTCCACTCCAACACTCAAGCCGGAACGTAGGTTTTCGCTTGCCTCAATGAGGCTATCTGTACCCCTAGTGGTATTACTAACCTTGAACTCAGCATAAATTCCTGAGTCATCCTCATCGACCTTTTTCATGCGCCCGATTGGAGATTTAGGGTCATGCTCAAGCAAAAGTTTTACTTTAGTAGGCTCATCAATTTGAATAGAACCCTTTTCAAAGATTACTTTACCAACTGAGGTGTTACCGATCTCGTTCTCATAAGGAACAATTTTACCGGCAATAATACGACGAGACTCTGAAGCCTCTAAATCTGCGCTAAAGTTAATTATTTCCATTTGGTGATAACTCTTCCATTTCTCTCGCTTCCTCAACTGAAATCAAATTCAATTGAAGCATTTTTTCGATTACATTCAAACGCTCTAAAGGATTGGCTCTTAAAAATCCGGAGTCCATGTCAAACGCTATAAATTGTGTTTGGCTTGTAAGATCGTCCATACTGAAACGATTTTCAACTGCACTAACGTAAGGTTGCAAGGATAGGGCTACAAACTGACGCCTTTCGTCTTGCACGTTAGAATAAGTTAAACTATTATTCATGTCGGCTGATATATAGTAAGCCGGAACGTTCATTAATCTTGCGACCTGCGTAGCCATGTACTGCAAACTATCATTGTAGGTCATGTCCTTCGGTGAAAACGAAGTCGGTTGAAATTCTAAACTTGAAGTTAAATAAGCGGTTGATCTTTCTGAACGACTACGACGCCAAGCGGCTAATAATCCAGCAACTTCTTTTTCACCTAAATCTGCGCCATTGTTTTTTAATATTCCGGCAGGGGTAGGAACGGCTGCGGCGTTTGCGGCGGCTTTTTCTAAATCTATTGCCGCACGTAAAATTCTTGCGCCGGCATGTAAGATTCCATCAATAGGAGATTGGAAGGTCACTAAACTTCCGACGCCTGACATTGGTCTTTCACGTCCATCGACTGTATAAAAATCGACAAAGGTGTTGGATTTGTTTAATTGAACTTGAACTCGAGTGTTGTTAACAAAATCAAAGCGTGCTGGTCGATTGTCGTCCTGATAAACCTCAACCACCTCAAGATAACCGGTGCCGTAGAAAATTAAGGCGTCAATTAAGGCGGTTAGAATAATTGAGTTAGGTGCTGACTTAGATAATTGATTTACCCAAGGTAAATTTGGTAATTCCTCTTTTGTGGCCTTGGAATAAGTTTTTAATTCCATTGTTCCGATTGTTGTCGCTATTAAGTTACGGCAACGCATAACGCTAGGAACGGAGATTGCTTCCTCACGTCCTACCGATTGGAACGGAGTAAACTGAGAATAAAAATTAAAAGGGTCGGCGACAACCGGTGGGGCTAGTTGAGCCGAAATTTGTGGTTTTGGTTCTAATCCGATTAAATTACGAAAAAATCCCATTGGTGAAGTATATCACAATGCTCAGACGAAAATCTTAGGTACTGAGATAGGTTTGCTCAACATGTGGACGCACATAGCACTTGAAATTGCGGCGGTTACGTCGCCGGCTGATTTTCTGCGGATGATTCTCCAACCTGCGTCCGAATACTTAGCGGCGCAATTATTCATTGACGAAACCCACTCAGTTTGACCTGAGTGAACAATCCTCAAGTTTGAAAGACTGTCGGCTAATTCGCCACATGCTTGGTAAAAGGTTTGACCGCTTATATCAATTAGTTTATGACCACTTTGAGTTAAGCGTTGGGCAATAGAGGCGGTTGCATACTTATCGTAAGCAATCTGAACCGGTCTATATTTCAAAGCCCATTCATTTATCGAACTAGCCATTCGAAGTTCGTCGATAGCGACTTCACTACTAAAGGTTTCCATTACCCCAATACCAATTTTGCCATCAATTATCTGAGCCGCAACTAAAGCCCCTGATCTTTTGCTTGGACTAACATCAAAAGCCATTACAGTCATTGCACCTACTGGCAAACTGAGTTCAGATACCGAACAAGCCTCAATTGACCCAAAAGTCCAAGGACTAACCTGCGAATCAATCCACATACATAAAGTTTCGGTTAAAGTGGCTTCAATTGAGTTAGTAGCAATAGATTCCTCAATTGCTTCCTCGGTAATGGTGTAACCAAGGGCAGGGTTAGCCATAGCCCAATACTTTTTATTGCGAATGTCAGTCCTAGCCGCTAGAGGTGCCGAGTACTCCCAAAATCCAAAAGTTTTACTAGGGTAATCAAGCGCACGTTCACGCATATCATTCAAAACCGTACTAAAGGCATCACCGGCGTTACTCGTCATTAATGTTTGAGAATTAGGTCTCGCCCTTGTTACTGGAACCGCTGCCTTAAACGCTTCCTCGCTCACTTCACGTAATTCGTCAATGTAAAGGAAATCTGCAGTTTTTCCACGACTGCCGTCTCTCGTTGCCGCTACGATCTCATAACGTGCGCCATCAAGTAAGGTTATTGATTCTTGACCATTGGCGTATCGGATTTGTCTTACTTGCGCTTTTAGAAAGTCATTATCCTCAATAGTGTTGGCAACCTGCCTAAAGGTGTCTAAAGCCATGTTTCGGTTTGAGGACATTGCAATTATGTTCTTTTCCCCAAACAGAAAGAGGCCAGCCAAGATTCTCATTCTTGCAAGGTGAGTTTTGCCCACTTGTCTTGCGCACAGCAAGAGATTTGACTTGCGTTGGAAATTTCCCTGCGTATCTACCTTCAACATATCCTCAAGCACGTATTCTTGCCAAGGAAGTAAGGGCATGCCAATCTTTTTCGCTAAATCCACAACTTCAGCGATTCGAGAGGTACCTTTTAACGGCGGTGTTTGAATTCTAGGTTTTGTGCTACCTAATAGCGGTTTTTTCTTTGCCCCTCGCTTGGTTGGGTTTTCTTTGACTACTTTCAGTTTTCGTTCGGCTGTCATGGCTTTTCAAACGGCGACGATGGTCGTGTGATCTGCGTCTCAGGGAGAGAACAGTCTTGAGAGACAGGGGGGGTAGAAACCACGCTTAAAAAACGGCTACCCTTTTTGGAATTACAAGGCTTGCACGCTGAAGTTAAGTTATCTAAATCAAATAGTGAGCCCCCACTTTTGCGTGAAGTTATGTGATCAACCGTTGCGTTGCCACCCTCTAGGTGTGTACCACAATAGGTACATACGTACCCATCCCTTGCCAGTACTCTCAGGCGTAAGTCTTTCCATTGCTGAGTCCCTAATGCTCTACTACTCAATGCCATCCTTTTGTTTGCCAATGCTTATACGCTTTGCACGCATTGATATACCCATACTCATCTAACCCAAACTTATGGGCTATGTATGATAGTCCCCAGTCTACCTGTTCGTAGCCTGTTGCAGTACGTAAGTACTCACTCTTACCTTGAGGTATGCCATATACACGATGGGTACCGGTGAGGTTACCTACTGCCTTGGTGTTCCACGCACTCTCTTTACCATACAGTTTAGATAGGCATTTATATTGGGTAACAGACTCAATTTTTAATTGAGCATACTCTTTATAGGTAATCATTCTAATAGGCTCTAAGGCTTTTACGGAATCAATCTTTTTAGAATCTAGGCTTAATAGTATTAAGACAATAGATACCCCAAATGCTACAAGCGGCGAACTCGCAAGCCATCCCCTTTCGGGGCTTGCGTTCGCACTTTTAGGTGCGTCGCAGACTTGAAGCGTAGTCGCCTTGTCAAATCGGTTAAGCATAGTTATCTACCTCGTCTCATTATGTGAGATGTGATCTCTGTCACACTCTATAATTTATATTGAAGTCCAGCCTATATAACCTGCATTTGGATTGTCTTTAAGCCATTGCTCACGAAGGGCATTTTGATAAGCCCAATCTATGTCATTTGAATTATTATCCATAACCTTCACTCCATTCATGACCACAATCTTTACATTCATGAAAGTAATCTTTGTTATAGGTTGTCGTACTGGTGTTATACCTTAGGCACTCGGGGCATTGATCTTTGCACATATTGAGCAGGTTAAACCTTCCATCATCCACGCCCCACATTTAGGGCAACGTACTGGCTCAACCATGCAACACCTTCATAAAGTCATCGAAAGGCAAAAGTACGACATACTCTCCCACCTTCTCGCCTTGACCATTGCACCGCAGAACTACGAAGCCAAGTTTATCGGATTTCCTTGATTTAGTCTGCTTAATCCATGCTAAAGGACTGAATTTAGTTACTGCTTTAACCTCAATGTCGTATGGTGTCCCTAGAATGTCACTACCTTGACGACCAGCCCCTGAGGACTCGGCATACTGGTACCAAGTCCTCAAGTACTCTGCTACCACCTTTTGAGTGCGGTAACCCCTGTGTTTACGGTGTTGGCTCATCTGCCAACTCAAACATTTCTAAAGGAATTCTCCAGCCGCTAATCTCATCATCGTAAAACTCATCGACCATAAACAGGTGAGGTTCTAGGTGGCCAAAAACGTAGACTTGGGAGAAGGTAGCCTCATCAAGGCACTTAGTAGCGATCAATAACTTATTCATATCCTTTTCCCAAAAGGGAACTGCTTTTGCTGTTCTTACCGATCTAACCTCACATTGAAAGCCAACGTCTGAAATTGCATGTCGTAGAGGATGCAATTCATTTGGATACCAAGGTACATTCCATGAAATGTTATATAACTTGGCAACTGCCCATTCGCACACGTTGGCTCTTATGTTGGCTAATACCTCATGCTCTAACTTGCCATTGGCCTTGCCTTCAGCATAGTTAGGACGATCAATAGAATCCCACTTGGCCAGCCATCTTTCAATGGCTAACTGAGTACAAACCCTAACCTCGTCCTTACTAAGTTCAACTATCATTCGATTTATACTCTATATGATTAATTCCATGACAAACGACGCATTTAAGTACGCCGTTTTCATTTATCATTCTTGGGTCGTTGCATATTTCACAACACTCTGACAATGGTACGAAATCCGGTACCACTCCGTTATCAGTAAAAGTCAACCTGAGCCCACTTGGCTCAATGATTTCCATGTCACCCATTTTCTTGACCGTCGAAGTACCAGCGTCCATTGGCTGATAACTTCGCCCATTGTGCAGGGCATTGTTGATCTTTAGGTTTTCCGCAATTACATACATGACCGTAATACGGTTTTCCGCCCTTGCTGATACCCTGAAGTAACTTTGTTTTGCCATTCTCGCAAGGCATTGGCATTGGCTCAGACTTGGGTAAGTTATCAACCACGTCACCAACTGACCATTCAACAGGTTCCGGCTTAGGCTTGTCAGCCGCAAAAGATTCTCTAAGTGCTAGTTCTATTTTCTTAGAGTTTCCTGATTGGCCGTATATGTTTTGTCTTGCCTCTAGTTTTTCCTTAAAGGTTTGTTCTTTTTCTGCAACAACCTTTTCCATTTCAGCCCTGTTAGCCCTTGGTGCTTTTTGGCCGTCGACTGTTGTTGAGTATTGAGGCAATCCAGTATTTGTAATGGCTCTTGCATAAGCGGACGTTTCTGTTTTTTCTACCGCAAACTGAGTTTTAAGACTTTCAGCCGCCATCCCATAAACCCAAGGATGAGGGTCAGCCCATGTCCGCCATAAAATAACAGTTACATAAACCATACCGTCAACAATCTCACGTTCAGACTTTTGACGCATGTCCGGATTATCTTTCGCAAAGAGTTCAATTCGTTCCTCTGCGGTCATGTACTTACTGAGGTCAAATGCCATCTATCTCACCTTTATATTCTGTATCGTACTCCTTGAGTATTTGGTTATATATTGCGAGGTACCCGATACCGTCCTTAACTGAATCGATATGGTTAGGCGACTCACTAAGACGACTGATCTTAACGAGGCACATGCAGATACTGACCTGCATTGGTGAAATGTAATCACCAAGGTAGGCACTCCATAACTCCGAGATTCTTTCGTGGTTGGTTCGGCTAGAACCATAAAACTTGCCCCTTTCCGACAATGTAACCCTTACCTCGTCAAACAAGTCATCAGTTCTGTTCATAATCAAACACCTCGTCCGATAGTTTTTTAATAGTTATCATACGGCGGTGCATATCCCAACCCACCGCACGACCACGCCAATAGCCCCGATTATAAACCTCGGTTTGCCATAAACTAACTGCGTAGGCAAGTAGTCCGGTTGCTATCATGAACCACAAAATTGTCAGTCCGTTGATTTTCATGCGTTCACCCATGAACCGGCGAAGTTTGTTGTAAATATAGGTTGGTCAAATCTCAGGTCGTAATTGATCTGATACTCATGACCTTGTTGTTGTAGGTATTTAGTCGCCAAGACTAAGGCGGCACTATTTTCTACCCAATAAATATATTCATGTTCAAAGTTAGGGGCTTGGTCGAATCTATCGGCTTGGGCTTCCCAATCAATACCTTTGAACTGCATTTGGTTTTCGGTTAGCATTTCGAAGTCTATGAATGTTAAGTTCATTTTCTACCTTTCCGTTACACCAAGCGAGTGACTTGGATACGAGAAGGATGACAGATAGAACCGACACCATCAATATCGGTGCCGGCGTGTCTTATAACAGTTTTGTTATATAAGCCCTAATTCGTCAAAGGCGTCAATTTGTTCATCTATATCTCTAGGCTCATAATCGGTCTGCCTACTCATACAATTTACCTTCAAAAATAAAACTATGGTTGTTGATAGGTATAGGTATAACCTGCACTTTACGATCTTGCACGTAGGCTACTGCGAAGCCCTGTTGCCAATTGGCGTAACCCCTTGTATAGGCCATACCGCTTGAGGCAAGGTCAACGAGATTTCCGACCTCTAATCCCCATACGGTACGCCCTATTTGGCCTCTGGAAGCCTCTGTAAAGGCCGATAACCCTAGTCTATGGGTATGCCCACAAACTACACTCTTACCAAGCCTCTTAGCCCCATTTAAGGCCGTTTGTGATGGGACTTGACTAAGAGGGAAAGAGTCTCCATGAACTGCCGTCCAGCCGTACGCCCAATCAAGTCCGTAGGGGTGGAATTTAATCTTGAGTTTATCATACCCCATAAAACGTTCATACTGCAGTTCGGGTAGGTTGAGGAAAGAGGGTAATCTTTTTTTGATTGATCGGTAAAGTCTGATTCCATGATTACTACCTAGTACATCCGTAACACCGAGATACTGAAGTACCTCTTGCGTAAACTTTCTATCATCATCTAGGTTCCCAACCATCTCATCTATTGTTCCTGCATTAAATCCACCTAATTGAGGTAGATCGATTTCATCACCGATTTGAATAGTCCGGTGAGGATTCCATTTCCTTAAAAACTTTCCGACCAGTTTGACGCTTTTCTCGTCTATAAACGGAGACTGGAGATCACTCACAAAGGCGATTCGCTTAATCGTCATCCTCGTCAAAGTCGTCTAATGGATTTTTAATTGGGTCTTTAGTATCCACAATCCAGTCAGGATAAGAGGCTCTATCCATTGCAAAGGCAAGGGCTGTTCCTTCGTCCATTCCTGATTTTCTGCAAGCCATATAAACCTCATTAGCGGCTATCGCCCAAAAATCTAACTTAGTAAGAACTGGCTCTTTAGTTGTGCGCCGTCTCCTAGCAACCTTCTTTTTAGGTTTGCGTTTAGTAGCCATAGGTAGAGTCTACTTCCTAGTTATGACAATAAAGAGTTCATCGACTCTTTGCTCAAGGCGTGTCAATTGATCTTTCATTGAACTACCGCCATTAGGCCTGAGTTCATTAAGCCATCCTCTGACTAGCCATCGAAGGCCGGCGAGAAGTCCGATTAGTGTGGTTGTGATTCCTGCTAAAAAACCAGCCCACTCAAGGGCTGTCATTACTCTTTACTACCGATACCGAAAGCAGGGTCGTCAGGATTTAAGGCTCTCAAAATTGGTGCTACCCAAGCCACTAAAAAGGCCTTCCAAATGTCATCGAAATTACCGGAAGGGTTAGTTACGTAAATTGTCAACAAACAGACAAACGCACTTCGTCCATAAGACTGGATTATTTCAATTGCTTTATTTTGCATTTTTGCCCCCTATTAGTGGTATATCAAAAAACTCTGAATTGTTGTCTTGGTTCTTTCGGAATGAAATATGAATGTGATGGTTGTGTGGGTTGTAACCTCGGTAAACTCTCCATTTGTAATTCAAGATTGGAGAAGCAATCTTTCCCAAATGGATTACATAAGATATACGTCCGTTACTTTTTGCATACTGTCGAATTTGATCTGCCAAATATGCTGAAGCCCCTTTGTCGTCAGAAAGGCGAGCGTCAACATCGATAGCCCTAACGACTCCGGTTTT